ACAATGATTCCGCCTCCCTTCCTGCGTCTGCGCAGCGCAGTCCGCACAATTGCAAGAATTTCATCCTCTGTCGGTTCATCGGGACCCGGACCCGGTTCCTCTCCCAAGAAAAAATCCATCACGCGCAGACTATTCCAGCGCGCTTGTCCGCGTGTCAACCTGTTGTTTTCCGCGTACCACGGTTCCCGCGTCCCGTCACTGTTGATGAACACATCATAAAAATCGACAGCAGCATCATAACGCGTCTGGAATGAACCATCGTCGATTCCTTCCCAATGATACATCCATTCCCGCGTAAGCGCGGAAATATTCGTGCTGGTGGACTGGAAATAATCCATCAGCGTGTTATAGCTGGACTGCTGGAAAAGGGACGGGATCCAGAGATCTTCATGGACCAAAAACGCAAGTTGCCCGTCACCGCTGTCCCGTGCATACCCGTTAGCATCCAGCCAGTTGAAAAGTGCGGTCCTGCGCATGACTGCAGGCGGATTATCCGTCCACTGTCCAAGTCCAAACCCCGGATTGCCAACCTGCCAGCCTTCCCACGCTCCCGGATTAACCTGCGATTCCTGCCAGAAATTCCCGCAGATTGCTGCAATGACATAAAGATTGCTGCAAATACTCATTCGTAATAAAACCCCCCTGTCAGATAATTTGAAATATCGTCAACCTCTTCTGGAAACGCTGGAATGGAAATATCGCCATCTCCGCACTTAATATATCCAGACTGCGCTGCCGTTGCGCCCAGCGTACTAATTACGCGGTTTTTGTACAGAGGTTTCCCAAATTCATCATTCTTTTCGTCTGTGAATAAATGCCTGCGCACATATAGCCTTGACGTTCCATCAATATTTGCAATTGACGGTGTGCCGCGTGTAGATGCAGAAATAGACGGTTTAATCAGTGAAACAAGCGCGTTTCCTCCAGAAGTAAGCGCAGATGGAAGCATAGTATCAAGCGTGTCATAAATCCCGCCTGCAGACGATCCCCCAATTACTGCAGATACCGCGCTGAATAAATCCCTATTCGTGGCAGTCAAATTCACATCAAATCCAATCATAGCAGTTTGCTGCGCCACCAAAACTTCACTCCCACTGATTAACGCGAAAATCTGCAAAACTGCTTCACCACTGATTAAATCAGGAGTAACTTTCACACGCACCGTGTCAGTAAGCGTAAAATCCGCTGTTGAAATCTCAACCACTCCGAACGGATTCAAGAAGAAACATAATCTTGTATACGGTTCACTTTTATCCCTTGCATCCCGCGTCAGCCAGTTTGCAGCAATCGTGTAATCATGCTGGAAGATCGGCCATGTATTCGGTTTTCCGAGCGGTTCCGCGTATTTTGTCGAAACAAAATTCCCGAATGCAATCTGCGCGTCAGTTTCAACCCCGCCCATAGAAAACGGGAAATATTTACACGACACAATAAATTGCAGCGGATCGTAAATAGATTTATAAACCTGCTCTGTAATGCTGTTCAAACTTGTCCAGTCATTCACAACGGAAGACGGGAACAAATACGTCATGAAATCACGTAATTCTGCAGGCGAAAGAATGAAATAATCCGTTGTGCCTGCTAACGCGGTTCCCTCCCCATTTATCACACCAAGAACAAATCTTCCGTTTGTAAAATTATTGTACCAAGGAAAATTATATCCAGCCCATGAAACGTTCACGCGTTCAATGGTCGGATAGAACGTATCAATTATATCCCTGTCATATTCTGCAGCTGCACGTAACACATATTTTTCCGCGCTGCCAATCTGTGTTTTGTAGCTTGCCAGCGCGTCAACCTGCAGCGTCACTTCCCAACGTCCCACAATCCATTCCCAATCTGTTACGAAATAATATCGTCCGTATGCAGCTATGCGCGCATAATTCAGCGCAGACGGATTAAACGCTGCCGACTGGTAAATTTCAAGAACGGGACGAAGAATCCCGCTTGCATCCTTCAATACACAATTGAACGTGAAAGCGGGATTCCCGGAAGGACGTGCAGTTGAATTCTTCCGTTTTGAAAACGACCAAAATTCAACCGTCATCCTTTAACCTCTTTCTTTAATCCAGCAGGAAAAGCGCGGAATTTTCCGTGAAGTCATTATACCAACGGTTGGTATAATGCCAGAACATATTCGTATACCCTCCACGCGGATTCATAGGCGTCGCCTGCGCCCACTGGTTGATACGCGTCTGTCCCATTGCATCGCGGTCGAAAATCATACCGAAGATATTTTCAACCGTCGTTTCTGCGCCCTGCTCAAATTCACCGGCATTGTTGATAATGGACGGCGTGACTTTTACGCTGTTCGGAACATCGGGATTCTGGAAGAAATTGACAGCTTCAAAACCAGCAAAACCCTTGACATATTCGTTATGCCAAGTGTCAGCAAGCGCGCTGTTTTCAATCCGTCTGTATTCGGGACTGAACATGATAAACTTCTGGTATTCGCGCGGCGTGTGGCGCGGGATATTTACGCCAGTGAGATTCTTGTGCCATCTGTAACCGCGCTGCCGCAGTTCATCAGACACATTCAGCATACGCGCAGACGCCCATTGAATGAATGCCTTGTAATTAGCAGGCTGGTAAACCGTCTGTGCCGTAAGCTGCAGCCCCGTGAACGCGTTGTATTCTGTCAGAAGATGAATCACAGACGCGGGACTTGTTAGCGTCACGCCTGCAATAAAGTTTGCAAGGCACATTCTGCGCACATTCTCTTCATCCTGCGCGATAAGATCCCGCGCATTCGCGTAAAGCATGCTGATAAACCGCGCAAATTCGGATTCATTCGAAAACGCAGTATCAAGCTGGTCTTTGATAATAGACATGTGACGCTGGAAGATTTCCTGTCCGTAGAAGTTGAACTGTTTGACGCCGGGCTTATTTACAATCCAAGGATCCACAGAGGTCCCGTCCGTCAGCGGAAACCTATCGTCCTGTTCAGCATCCCAGTCCAGCGGGACGATTTTCCGGACGTGATTCCCCCAACGAATTTCATCGTTGTACAAAATATCCAGAATAGCTTCATAGGGACGGTGAGAGAAAACGGTTTTGGAAAGCACCTGCGAAATTGCGCCCATCAGATTATCATACCCGGACAGCAGCAGCGTCTGCGCCACTGTCGTGAAAGTAGACGTATCAACTGCCTGCAGCGTGCCGCCCGTCCGTGCCTGCGCGTTGATAGCATTGATAATGGCATAAATTTGATTCTGCTGCGGCGTATTAGCCATTAGAAGAATCCCCCTTCATAAGTCCCGCGATTGCATCATCAAGGGACAGTTTTTCGTTTTCGTCGCGCGTCGCGTCGCGCAGATTTGTTCTCTGAATTGCTTTGATAAGATCGTCCTTGAACGATTCAAGCGCCGCTGTCAAGGCTGCAGCGGCGTCCTGCTTCTGTTCCAGTTCCTGCTTCTGTTCCGGTTCCTGCTTCTGTTCCGGTTCCTGCTTCTGTTCCTGCTTCTGTTCCTGCTTCTGTTCCTGCTTCTGTTCCTGCTTCTGTTCCTGCTTCTGTTCCTGCTTCTGTTCCTGCTTCTGTTCCTGCTTCTGTGCTGCAGGTTTCAGCACAAGCAGTCCGCGCTTGTAAAGATCCTCATATGTGAATCCCAGCGTCAGAAGATTCTGCAATCCCTGTTCATCCATTCTGTTTTCCCTCCAATTCTGCTGTGAGTTTAATAATTGCTTGCGTATTGTTGTTTACTGCATCCGTCATTTGCTTCATTTCTTCCCTGTGCTGCTGCCCCGTCTTGTAATTAAGCCAAAACATTGCAGCGCACGCCACAATCGGAAAACCAACGGTTCCGACTGCCTGCAGGATCGTCTGCATATCCATTTAAAATTACCTCCCCTTATAGTGCATCCGTGCGGAATTGCACCGCAGCCAGTGACTACACCAGACGCATAGCGCGTCAGCTATCGTGTGGGCTGGACTGCCCGTGCGCGCGTCTTCTGGACGCTGTCCATGCGCATAACTGCCCGCGCATACTCATTATAGCATCAACTAATATACTTGTCAAGAACGAACAAAAATTTCTTCAAAAAATTTCTTGCACAGGAAAGAATCAAATACCATCTGTTCAGACAAATAAGCATCCCAGAGGAAACTATATTTCCGAATGAATTTTGTCTTTTCAACCGCTGTCGTTTTGAAGATTTCCACTGTCCCCGATTCATGGAACGTGCAATAATAGCGCGGTTCCGACTTGTGCGTGTAGATGCAGATTTCCCCAATCTTGACAAGCGGTTTATATTCCTGCAGCGGTTCCGAATGAACAAAACCCTTGTCATAATCTTCATACTTGTTTCCGATCGACATTTCAGAGAATGCCCCGCCTGCATCCATTTTATAAAGCGCAGTATCCTTTTTCCGTTTTGAAATCTCACTGTCAGCTAAATCATAAATTGCGATCCCGCGCCCAAAGTCATAATACTGGTTCTTCCCTTTTTTCTGCATGAACTCCGCGTGCGCAACTAACTGCAGATCAAGAAAAACGTCGTTCCCAATCGCATTTGAATTTGAGAGACAGACAAGTTTCACTGAATCGCTGCCATAAAATTCACGGTTCCGGTTTACAGTCTCAAAAACATTCAGCAGGGAAAACCCCTCATCCCGGATGCTTTTTTCACCCTTGTTTTTTATAAATTCATCATATACGATTATATCAATATTCGAACCATCAAAACCTCTGAAATTTGAAAACGTTGTTAAAGCTGCTATAATCCCGATATAATCCCCCACTGGTTTTTTCATTCCATTTTCATCAACCATCGTTTCATAGAATCCATAAACGCCCTTGCTAATGGGAAACGGTTCAACCGTCCATCCGAACGCGTCATTTAACGGGCGGAACGGATTAAAAATATCCGTTGCCACTAATTCAGCCTGCGTTTTTGTTCTGCGCATGTATATGAACGGTCTTCCCGTTGCGTCATAATGCC